AAGACGCTGTTTGACGTAAGCCAATAAGTAATTTCTATCGACCTCGGTTAATTTGGTTTCCTTCTCGATCTGACTTTTTAAACTATTAATAGAGCTGGCCTGAACGGTACTGGTGAGTGTCTTCATATAGCTCTTTTTAATTTCAGCAGACTTGTTTACATCGACCTGAGCAGTTTCTGATGTTTTATTTTGCTGGATCAAGTCCTCAGCTTCTTGCTGTAGCCGTTTAAGATCTTCCACAGTCAACTCTGCATCTACAACTTCACTCTGTGTAGAATTCTGGACATTTTCAGTTTCAACAACTTTTGGCTGTTTACGTGCACGTGGTTTCTTTTCTTCCTGAACTGACTGTTGCTTGGCTTGCTGCTCTACAGGTGCTTCTTTAACGACATTGGCCTTAAGGTCAGAGGTAGTCACCGGTGAGGTCTGTTGTACTGGTTCTGGCGTCACATCAATAATGGCGTCCTGTTCTTCTTCCTGAGTCCGGATACCCATTAACACTTCTGGTGCATATATCCGGCCAAAGAATGAGGCAGCACGATAACGCAGCATCTGTTCAGGCATGGTTTGCCATTTAGATCCGTTCTTTTGATACCAGCCTTCTTTCACTGCCATTTCCATTGAGATTTCAGCAGATTCAAGGCGCTCACCTGTAGCTGTTTCAATGGCCCATGCTTTACAGGTGATATTGCGTAGCTTGACAGTATGGACTTTTTCTTCTGGCAGACTCTTGCGGGCGCGTTCATTCCACTTCCATTCCTTGGTGGTGTAGGTCACTTCCACTTCACCACGGTCTTCCATTTCAAAGCGCAGCGGTGAGTACTTGCCAGAGGTATTAATTGCCCCGATCACGAACTGTGATGACCAGGCTGGACGACCTTCGACAATATAAAGGTTCTGCATAATCATCAGCGGATCGGCACCCATGCGGTTTGCCATATTCAGGGCAATGACACAGTTGGCCAGACCATTCGGGTTAGGTTCACTACGGTACAGCCAGTTTCCATTCTGGTCTTTACCGTCTTTGATCTTTAGTGTATCGCGGTAAACTTCCGGTACCATGGTTGAGGCGGCGAGCATTTTGGCAATACGTTGTGCCAGTTCAAAACCTTCTAGTGAAGTCAAGCTGACTTCAACGGGTCTAGGTGCTGCTACAGCAGTCTGACGTGAGGTACGGATCTGTTCAGCAGTCATTACTTGAGAAGTCATTGTTTTAATCCTTATAAAAATTATTTGCGAAATTTGCAGGTGTGATAAACAGGGCAGTATTTGTCGTGACACATCATTGATTTTGAGTTGCCGTAAAATACGCCGTGCTTAATGAGTTTTGCTGCGTGGTGCAGTAGTCCAGGTTCTTCTTCGGTACCTAGAAGCACCTCTGCAGGTGAGTCGATTTCACCGATACCGACGTGCTGACCTTTATCTGTTTTTCCGGTAGTCAGGCCGTAGATACGGGCAGGGGCCAGCACCGGTTCTTGCAGTGCATGACTGGCCAATACGGTATAAATCCCCATTTGTGGTGTATGGCCTACGGTTTTGACTGTACCGTCTGAAGCCACAGCATTCTTGCCAGATTTAAGGTCACCAATACCCAGTTCACCCTCATTATTTTCATAGATGCGGTCAATGATGCCTGTAAGCTCAATGCCCAGATCAGCAAGGATGAGAGATTCACAGCGCACTTCCACACCTATAAATTTTTGGGTTGGCGCAATATGAGTGATGTACTTTTGCACTAATGAATGACCAATTGCCTCAGCAGCATTCTGGTCCAGGTCAGACCAATCCACTTCTTCATTCGGCTGCCAGATCTGGTGATGCAGAATCTCCTCGCATTCTTCCAGGGTGACGTCTTCTCCGATCAGGTTCAGATAGTCCCACTGGGTTACTGCTTCATGAACTGCTGTACCTAAGCGTGTGCGTGCACCGGCTGGAGTGCGTTTGTTTAAAAGATTTTTGGCTTCCCAGCGTGCCGGACAGTCAAACAGGTCGGACAGGGAGCTGGCCCGGATTGGAATAATTTTTTCTGGATTTACGGCTGCATTCATTAGCGAGCCTCCACAACCTGAACCAGTTGAGGCTCTTGAGAGAACTTCGCGTTATAGGCATGGGCTTGGACTGTCTGAGTTTCAGCTTCATTTGCACAGCTACGCAGCATACACACCAGTGCAAAGACTGAACTGGCAATGAGTAAAATGGCGCAGATGTTAGAGAAGACCGAACCGGGCTTGCTTTGCATTTCTTCAGCCGTTGGTTCTTGAAAAAGAATCTGGGTGGTTTGACTCTTTGGGTGATGTTGTTTCATAATTCACTTACTCACAGGTTAGGTGTGGGTCTGGCTCCAGGTAGTTCAAGCTACGCTGGAGCTTTTTGTTGTCTTAATAGCTTTAATTTAGTATTTACTAAATAATTAGTCAATAGTATTTACTAATTTTATTTAGTATAAAATTAGTATTTGCTGAATTTCATACTTTAATAGACAAAAGAAAACCCACCGCTGGGGTGGGTTTCTTTAAAGTATAAATCTTATTTTTTATGTTCAGTAATACTGATAGGCTGATCTTTTACGAATTCTACAATGCCCTCACCAGCTTTAAAGTGTATTGATACGCCTTGATTATTTGCTAAGCGCACTCCACTTCCTGAGACAGCGCGTTGAAGACGATACACTTTACCAGAATTATCGGTCATTACCGCTGTTTCAAAGTTATCTGAAGACTTTAGAAAGATTAACAAACCATTCGGTCCAGTAAACTCAATAATCTGAGCATTAGATGAAACATCATTTTTAACTTTTTCTTGCAAAACTTCAGTATTTGGATTTGAAGTACAGCCAGTCATTGTCAGACCTATTAAAGCTGCACCTAATAACGTATTTTTCATTTTCTTGACCTTCTTATACAGGATGATAGGGAGGTATTTATATTAATTGTTATAATATAACATTTAAATAGTATATTACATATCAATGACATAAAAAAAGAAAACCCACACGGGGTGGGTTGTTTGGAGTTTTTTAATTGATTGGTATTACAAAAAAAGTAAAGTTAAGGGCAATTGATAAGAATTCATCAATTACAGATGACTCAAACATGTATTTTTCCAACCGATCTAAGAGTCACTCGGGTAGCGGCTTTCTTATTTAGTAATATCTGATGTAGTGAGAGCAGGTCTTTGTAATACATCTAATAGTTTATTTGCATCAGGAGCAATAATCGATCCACTTGTTACTTTAGTATTTAGATATTTAGGAAACTTATCCATTAAGTAAACTTCATATAACCATTTTCGGAAGATGCCTAATGCATCAGCTGGATATATCCAAGCCTCATATTCACCACCTGAAGACTGTCTAAAGGTATCTGGATAAACATGTGGGAATTTACATCTTGGGCCATACTTGTCATCAAATTTGTTTTGAGTCCAATAACGTGACCATATTTGCCCAACACTGATATCTGGCACTGTAGTGTCATCTATCTTGCAACCTCCGCGTATCATGTTAAGAATTACAGTCTAGAGCTCCTTAAAAATTGAAAAATAGTTTATAGGAATATTGTCATTTAATAATAATCTTTCATGAAAAGCCTGCCATGAGCCATCAACTTTTCGGTTTGGATCATAGTTGCATTTTGTATAAACATAAATTTTGAATGAAGAAATAGCTAATATTCGATAGTTTGTTCTCGCTATTTCCTTATTTGGTAGATCTGCATCAATAGCATAGTATTCAAGTAAAGCCATACAAACTGCATCGGGTATGGCAAGAAAATCACGATGACCATTAGAAGCGTTAATGTAAAGATTTTTGTTGGAGTAGTTTTGAGCCCTAAGTAGATTTTGCTATATCCTTGCGAAATACTTTACCCCCCACAACCCCCACGTCCAATCTAAGCCGCATATAGCGGCCTCTAAACTTCTTCCTGTCCTGATATTTCTATTCTTGAAATAAGATCAATAGGTAATGCAAAACTCTCACCCGTAATGGTTTTAAAATTAATCCAGATGGCGCTAGATTCATTTTCGAAATTGATGCTGACCAACTTTACAAGATTAAAAGGCTTGGCATTGTTGGGTAAAACAATATTGTAGAGATGGTTTTCACGTACGTAAGAGATAAGTATTTGGTGAATAGCCATCTGCTCACCACTGCTTAATTCTCTGTACTTGCACAATTCGGGTAGGTTATATTTTTTATTCACTTATTATTATCCTATGTTAAATAGACCGCATATAGCGGTCTTAATTCTTAGCTCTTTCTCACTCTAGGTTTTGCGTGATAGACATATCTTACGCAATCGACCACTTGCCCCACAAAGTGGCACTCTTCATCAAACTCAATAATATTTGGCTTAAAATCTGGATTCAATGCTTGAAGGTATCTTTTGCCGTTTGTCTCAATAACCAGTTTTTTAAACGTAGCATCTTCACCACGACGCACCACAATAATATCTCCTGATTGCATATCTCCATAATAGGCATCAGGGTTTACAACAATGTAGTCGCCTTCAATAAAATCAGGAAAATTACTTATTCCTTGCACTTGAAGAAAAAAGCAATTTGAGCACTCATCTTCTGGTAATGGCAGCCATTGAGAGACTTCACTCATATCGACAGCGGCCACGTTAGTAAAACTACCTGCTTGTACCCAAGATAAGACGGGAGCCATGCGCGCTCTAACTCGAGGCACATTAGCAAAGCTCTCTTCACCGAATATATTTTTGGTTGGTTCCTGATCTAGTAATCCAGACTCCCAGCCGACTTTCTTTTCCAGATTACGTGCTGCACGCTCGCCAAAACTCCCATGACCTTTTACAAGCTGAGATATGTGGCTAGGGTTCAAATCGTAATGCTCACAGAAAGCAGCATCTGAAGAAAACCCTTCTGATTTATTTTTGGCATCTATTGCCCGGCGTAAATTAGCGCGTCTTAAAGAAACAATATCCATACCAGTATTTCATCTATTTTTTAGTAAAAAGTAAATTCGTAAACACTAAATCTCTATTGACTTATTTAGTAATAAAAATTAGTATTTACTAAATATTACTAATGGGAGATCTAGAAATGTCTTCTGCCAATACAACTGAATTAAAAGCCTTCTTAGCCAACCTTTCTTTAGATGATCGAAAAGACTTCGCAAAACGCTGCCAAACCTCACTGGGGTACTTAAACCAGATCATGTATGGCAACAGTAAATGCAGCGCTTCTCTCGCAATCAAAATCGATAAAGAGAGTGATGGTGCAGTTAGTTGTGACCTGCTTTGTCCAGAGGCAGATTTTAATTACGTCCGTAACCAAGCATTAATCGCTTAAAACAATTATCAACAACTTAATATCTTTAATAAACGTGAATAAAAACAAGGATTCACATATGGAATTTAGTAAAGAAGCACAAGCTGCTCTGTATAAGATGATTCGTCATACACCAGGTATTGATGCAAAACAGATTGCTGAAGTATTAGGTGACTCTCATAAAACCGTTCTGAATTACGGCAATCCAAATATGGACTATTTGCCGAGCCTTAAAAAATTTGAAGCTTTATTAGACTTCACCAAAAACCCGGCAGTACTTCAGGTTTGGGCGCACAGCTTGAACCTGGCCTTAGTTCCGGCGGGCTGTGATGGAGATAAGCATCGGGAGCTTTCTATTTTTGAAGCCATGATGCAGCACAACATTTGTAGCGGCCAGGTTAATCAGAAGGTATATGAAGCTTATGAAGATGGAGTAGTGACACCTGATGAATATCAGGAGATTCACGAAATTGCTCAAAGAATGATTGATTTCATCACTGCTGTTGATCAAGCAGCTTTCAAGCAGATGCAGAAATATACCACCAACCTTAAAAGTGAAAAAGCCTGACGTTCGAGGTCAGGCTTTTTCTGTTCAAACAGGCTGGAATGAACATAGATAAAGTTATCAAACCAATTTTTTAGATACAAGTTAATTTTTATTAATTCAAAAAAACCGCCCGAGTGAGCGCAAGGGCGGTAGTAATTCAGTTTAGTTAGGAAGTCTAAATGAATCAATTAAATGTAGCAGAACAAGTTGTTGATAGCAAATACGTTTTTATAGAACAAAAAGGAATTTTCATTGCAGGTGATGTAGTGGTGTTTGCAAGCCGCATTGCGATGGACGGGCTACAAACCGTCAAAGCCCAACAGGCCAGCCATTACTACCTGCTAGAAGGTGAGCAGATTGTGCATGAGCAGGATATACGTCCGGCCACACTCGCTGAACTCAAAGCCAAGCGCCGATTGGCTGAACCGGTAGCACTGTTTGTCACGGAGGCTCCATGAACCATCAGTTTGATGCACTGCCCGAATATAAGCAGTACCAGCAGGTGCAATCCTTCTACGAGCCGGCGCTACGCATATTAAACGAGCTGATCGAGCGCAACAAAGCCAACCTGCGTAAACGCGGCTATAACGAGGCCAATGCTGCACTGGCCCGGGACGAGTTCAGGGCGCAGATGTCCCGCCGTTTCAGAATCACGATGTACCTGTCGGCCCAGATCGAAAGCAGTCTGATGAGTGCTGGCAAAGTTAAATATTTCGGTGGATATATCCAGCCTGCTGGTGCGGCTGGCCACCCTGAGGAAAAGGTGAAGCCATGAGCTTAGATGCAACCAACTGGGCCTGGAGAGTCGGACTGACCGAGAAGAAAGGCGGTAGTCGCATACCGCTGAAACGGCTCATCCTGCTCTCGCTGGCAGACCGTGCCGGTGAAGACCATTGCTGTTACCCCAGCATGCAGCGTCTTGAAAAAGACACCGGTCTTGAACGCAAGACTGTACTCAAGATTATTGCCGAGCTGCTAGAAGACCGGCTGATTGTCGATACCGGTGAGCGCAAGGGCAGTACCAGACGAGTAAAAGTCTACCGGTTAAATGGGGTCAATGGACGCGAAACCATGCCAAAAACGGCACCATTACAGGAAAAAAATTTATCTGAAATAGTACCGGAAACGGAACAGTCCCAAAAACGGAATCATTCCGTTAACGGCATGTTGAATAGTGCCGATAACGGGACTTTGAATAGTGCCGTTAACGGGACACAGAATCTCCCAATGAATCTTTCAGAAGAATCTAAAAATAAAAAAGACTGGCTTTGCTTTAAAAAACTTCGTGAAGAAATTTTTCTGGCCGATGACAGCATCGATTTTGACACCCTCATGAACTCGAAGTGGTCTGAGCGGGAAAAGCGGGCCTTTGAAACCTACAACGCTGGCAGGAACATGAGCTGTGATCTGATGATCTATCACTTTGCTGACTGGCTGATTAATGCCTACCGAACCAAGTATTCAAATTCGCAGCAAGCTGCATCTGTTAAAACGGCAGGTACGGGAAGTCAGTCGAATCGGCTTTCTGAAAAACAGATCCACACCTTTGCCCAGAAGCTCTCACAGCATCCCGAATTCTCAGGGCGTTTTAGCGAACCGGGTGAGTCATACGAAAAACTGGCCGCACGCATCGCCGTGAAACTGGCAGATCCGGTACAGGCGAAGAAATGGGAGCCTTATCTGAAACAGGTAGGATTCAATGGTTCACTGGCAGCAGGCGCGTAATGACCAGTATGTCTCTGGCTGACTACCACAAGCTCTATGGCACTAAAAAACGTGCTAAAGCCAAACGGCAGAGCAAGGTGAAAGGGGAGCGAGTTACAAGTGAGGGAGAGGCAAAGCTGGCCAGCGATCTTAAAGCGCTCAAGATTGGTTTCATTCAGGAGTTTTACTTTCATCCTAAACGACAATGGCGAGCAGACTTTCATATTTTAGAAACAAAGATTTTAGTTGAGGTGGAAGGCGGGATCTGGACAGGTGGCAGGCATACACGGGGTAAAGGGTTTATTCACGATATGGAAAAGTATAATGCGGCTACAGTGCTGGGTTATCAGGTTTTACGGTTTAGTACAGAGCAAGTGAAAAGCGGTTTGGCGGTTCGGCAGATTGAAAGGTTATTAGGGGGCTTTAAGTGATGAATGCAGCAGTAACAATTATGCAAACAACGGATTGGACACGTTTTAGTACTGAGGACTGGTTCCGTCAATTTGGTGCCTGGATGAATGGCAATACTGAAGTCAAGCGTCTGGTCTACAAATCATTGCCCACGCGTAAGTTGAACCAGAAACAACGTGAGCAGCTCATTGCAAAATATATGAATGATGAAAGTTTTAGAGAACCAGTTGTACGCCGTGGAGTGACCTGTCAAATAACCGACAATGAGGCAAGAGCATTTCAACGGATTATTTTAGATATACGGCAGATTGAGAGTGAACCGTTACAAGAGTGGATGGGGGTGATATGGGAGGTTTATATTGAAAATAGAAGACTGAGGGAAGTTGCTACCTTGTTTGATACCTCTACTATCCAAATTCGCCAAGATATGAAATGTGCTTTGGCATTTATTGAAGGTCGGTATCCGAACTTGAAATCTAATTTACTTCGAAAATGAATATTTATTCAAAATACGAAAACCAAGAAGTAATAGATCGCATTACATGAACCGATTTTGAAAATGCTCGCATTTGCGGGCTTTTTTACTTTTGGAGACTTGATAAAGGTATGGTAAGTTTGAGAAAATTTTAGAAATTAAAGAAATGGTTTTCGGTTAAAATTTTACGTATTCTTTATGTGCATTTTAAAGAAAGCTACTGTTAAATATTAACTTTGTTTGAATGAGCATAATTTAAATTATAACAATAAACAAAAAATATAATGTCTATCTTTAGCCTGCTTAAAAGACCGTAAGCAGGCTTTTTTATTAATTTAGAAAACAGTTGATTGTGTACACAGGTTATGGCATATTTGTGATAACTTGGCGAATTTGTATTTAATCGCTACTAAATAAAGCTCGCATTTGCGGGCTTTTCTTATAAGTTTTTAAAATTTTAATCGACAATGACTTAAACTTTATATATCACATTTACCAATTTTTATTATTCTCTGTTAGCGGATAACGGTGGAATATAGACTGAAAAAAACTTATTAGATAAATTCCTTGTTTCTTAAGAGAAAAATAGAAAATCCTTTACACAAATCTTAAATAATTATTAAGTATTTTTTCTTTTAATTAATCCAAAATAAACCTCCATTTGAAAAGCTGCAATTTTAGAGAAAAAGAATGCCTAGAAACAATTACTTACCAGCTCTAGAACAGGTCTATGATTTCTTGCAAGAGCGTCCTGGTTTTAAGAATGAGAGTGGATTCGCGAAAGCCGTAGAGTATTTTCGAACCTTACATGAAGAGACTCCTGAAGAATTCAGAGTTCAGGTGCCTAATTTTGTTATAGGTAAATTTGGTACTAAAGAGATAATCAATTTAGGAGAAATGCCAAATTATACGGACAAGAATAAGTTCGTTAATTGGGTAAATATTCAAATTAATACCTAACGTTTGATCATTGTTAAAGCCCATCATTTGATGGGCTTTTCTATTTTTAAAAAAACTTAACATACGGGTATTACAAAAGATACTTTAAGCAATTTTAAGTGGGCTAAATTAGAAATAGGTTTTTTTTAAAAAAAATAAACGAATATTTTTTATCAAGACTTGCTTCTAATCAATAAAGTCTAAGAGAGGTTCTTATGTCAGCTCGGTCAACCTATTACATCGGTGGTGTGTATAACGGCCAGGTGGTAGAGCCATCGCATTTAGGCTCGGAAGAGATCCTCAAATTTATTGAAGAGTTTACGGCGCAGGATAAAGAGACCCTGCTGTATAAAAGAGTTCAAATCAATAAGGATGGTACGATTAAATCTTTTTACTTGCTGGAAGGCGCAGAACCGGCCGATTATAAAGAATTAATCTTAAATATCTGGTCAAATGTACCAGTAGATGTGTATGGTATCTAAAATCAATGCAAATGGATTAGACATTGAAAACTATTATCAAAAATTATCAGCGCCTTGCTCAAGAAACCTATGTGAAGGTATATAGAGAATACGGGTTTAGTACTAATGGTTTAAAGGACTTAAATCTTTTACTCACCGTATTGAAATTTAAAACTAAAAGTAAAGAAATTAAGATTCCTCTTACTCGAAGCTATTTAAAAACGTTAAAACCTATAGAAAGATGGGGTATAGAAGCACGGATAGATTTCAGTGTAATACCTGATCGGGAGCTTACCCAAAGTTTTATTAATTGGTATGTAAACCTGATTGAAACTATATTTACACAAAAAGAAAAAACCTTTCCTCTAGCGGATGAAAAAGAGGAAGGCTATCAAGATATTGTGAACTACTTTAAAAGAAAGAACTCTTCAGTAAAAGCTAGATCTGATAACTTTTATAAAAAAGTGCATAAGAGAACACAACAGCTAAAAGCAGATTGATGATTCACTATTTACTAAATACCCACCGTGAAGTTCCAAAATATGAAAAAATTTATTGCTTCAGGATTTTTACTGACGGTTCTCTGTGCATGTTCAAATTATCAGTCAGATATTGATCACGTATCTGAACAAAAAACAGATAAACAAGCAGAAGATACACTCCATGAGTGTTTGCCACTTCGGGCCAAAGAGCTTGTAGGGAGAACTGATTTAAGTGATCAGGAAATCAAAAAGATGACCAATTCAAAGATACTTCGCTATGCAAGAGTAGGTGAGGCTGTTACAGAAGATTATCGACCAAACCGGATTACAGTTATTAAGGCTTCAAATACCAACAAGATCATTGACGCTTCATGTGGTTAGAAAGAAAGGGGGCGAATTACTGTTTATCTGTATTGATCTTGATTAAAATGAGTTCTATTTGCATTGATTACAAATTAGTCTTTATCACTAGTATCTTTAACTAATTGTTTGAACTAATATTGCGCTTAAATTCCAGGGATATATCTTTTTTGAGTCTTAAATCATTTTTTGGTTTAACTCAATTGCGTTACCTATTGCATTGTCAACAAAGCTGACTTGGATAAATGAAAATTTTATCTTTATGGACCTTACATCACAAACTAAACACCTTGCAGCTATAAGTAATTACTTACAAAAATTTTAAAATGTTTTTTTACGGTTTTTACGTGGTTACTATTTAGTTAGGTCAGGAGGTTAATGTGGAAGATGTAAGATTGTTGTATGTAAGTAAGCTAAAAGATTGTGCCAACCCTATGAATGAGCTGTTCAACATTCTTACTGAAGCATTAAACTTTAATACGCCTCATAAGATTTATGGTGCTCTCTATTACGGCAATGGCTACTTTGTCCAATGCCTTGAAGGGGAGAGGGGAAAAGTTGAACATCTTTATTTTCAGAAGATTCTTAAAGATCCACGTCATGAAGAATGTGAAGTGCTGTTCTTGGAAAATATTGATGAACGAATGTTCTCCAAATGGCATATGAAATATGCGAGCTATCATAAAGATGTTATAAATTTCTTTATGGATAAGCATAAAGAGAGCTTTAATCCCTATTTGTTGACTAATGAAACTATTCCTGACTTTGTAGATTTATTATCTCGACAGCCCGACAGTTTTTATACCTTAAGCCATAGTTGATTTATTCTGTTTCAATATTAAGTTAGCTTATTTAATTTTTTAAAAAGTTATTCAATTAATCTTGAAGATATATAAAATAAAGCATGTCCCCGCAGGTTTTATTTTTATATATTGGATCAGAGAATAAGAACATGCTTGAAGAACTAGCAAATAAAAGAATATTAGTGAGTGAATACGATACATACTATTAACTCTATTATCCAAAAAAATTACTCAAGAAACTCGATATTTTGTCTATATTCAAATGACCCTTTTTACTTAAGGGTACTTTGGTAACCTACTTTAATTGTCTTTTCTCCCTGAAAGAAAGGCTCTTAAAGTTTTAATGAATTTGTATACACTTAGTTCTATACAAATCCTCATTAGCCTATCCTTAAGAGGATAGGTTTTTTTTATTCATAAGATTTTAGTTGGAGACAGATTTTTAGAAATTTATTTATATTGTTTATTTAAAAATCTCTAATTTAATTTCAAGCTATGTTTAATAAATAAACAACATGAGATACATTAAGCACACCGTTATTGCTATTAAAACAACTACATATATTTGAATTTTAAATTATATTAATATTAATTCTATCACTTTCCTTCCGATAGAAGAGTGTGTGTAGTAGTACCCCTTAACCTGCTTTTACCTCTATGAAAGCAGGTTTTTTTAACCCTTCATTATTAGTTTATTAGCTTTAAATATCCATCTACCGAAAGCTCATATCACTCCCAGTATGAGCTTTTCTATTTAATGAGAGAGATTTTAAATATGAGTGATTCAGATATACTGAAAACATTACAGGTGTTAGAGAAAACACATGGTAATTCAAAAGAGGTTGTTTATAGCGCTCATCTATCTGATGAATGCGTATATTTGTTTTCAGATATAGGATATGCTGGAAATAATCCTACTCCTAGGCATGAGTGGCGCATGAATAAGGCAGATCGTGATCTGGAAATAAAGTTAAAGAGTGCGGTTCAGCTTATTCTGGATGAAGCCCAGGTAGCTTAAGGATAATGGATGAACTGAAAGTATGAAAGGAATTAACTTTATTATTTGAGATCTCATAAGCTCTAAACACTTTATGAGATCTTTTAAAATTTATTCTCATAACTACAGATCAAATCCTAGATTTTTTTAAAATAACTTATGCAATCTATTTGATTAAATTAATTAAAATTACTTAGACATTTATACTATATTTATTTTGCTAGGGCTCTGATATAGCTAGGTGTTTGCCGAAAAATTAAGAAGTTTTTATCATGTCTAATTATAGAATTACTTATGAAAGATTAATCTCTAGTATCAATAATAAGCTGGAAGTAAATAAAAATACGGCTATAAGTTTTGAAGAGAAATATTCTGATATTGAGCCTGGAGTAGTAGAGAAACTGGAAATTTACTATGATGCTAAAGGGTATGAGTTTGACTGGCTAGAAGAAGATAACTTATTGGTGGTGCTTATAACACCTAAATAACTGAACAATAGTTTTAAGCCACCTACGGGTGGTTTTTTTATGGGTGTAAGTTATGGATATAGACCAATACAAAGTTCTAACCAAAAAGAAGCCATTAAAAAAGGTACCAAGAGCAAAACCATTACCTAAGGCAACTCAAAAATATCTCGAAGCTGAAGAAACCCTTTTTCAAGAACTAGAAGAACATTCAATTGGGTATGAGCGAAAGTTTCAGTTTAAAACCACTAAGCACTGGCGATTTGATTTTCATATTGTAAAGCTGCGACTGCTAATTGAGATTGAGGGTGGACCTTGGTCTGGTGGACGCAGGGGTAAGCTGGCCAATAAAGCATGGAGCATGGACCGTTATGATCATGCAGAAGAACTAGGTTATGCGTTCGAACGTTTTCATCCTGATTCAATACTTTCAGGCTATGTCATTAACTGGATTAAAAAAGAACTGGAGCGAATGAATGATAGAACAGTTCAGACCATTCCCGCCGCCGGATCTGATTGATCAGGCAGAGGAAGAGGAAGCCATTCGCTTGGCACCCGCCCTTGAATTAAAAGAATGGGTTATTAAGAATTGGCTCACTCTCGGCGGTGAATTACATAACCCGGATCATGATCATATCGCTGAGCTGCTTCATGATGATGAAACCTTCCTGGCATTTGCTTGGGCTTCCTCTGCCGCCGTAGCGAAAAAACGTATGGTACTTGGCCAATGTGAAAAGGTGATGTTTAACCAGGGTGGCTGGAAGAAGGCTAGGCAGGAACAGCAGATGCGGGACTGGTTTGGCTATGTACCTGTTTATCTCATTACAGTAGACGCAAGCTTTTGTGAAAATTCTAATGATCGGGAGTTCTGCCGTTTGATTGAGCATGAGCTTTATCACATCGGTGTAGAACGTGATGAGGACGGCGAAATCATTTATAGCGATATGACCGGCTTACCAAAGCATTACTTGGCTGGCCATGATGTTGAGGTGTTCTTTGGTGAGACTAAACGCTGGGGAGCTGATGAGTCAGTTAAGCGTTTACTGGAAATTGCGAAGAATGCGCCGTTTGTTTCTGAAACTAATATTGCTGCGTGTTGTGGGACGTGTGTGATCGGGTAGTTTTAAATTTTTTTGCCCACTTTCCTTGATGTTCCTTGATGGATGGTGACTTATGGCAAGGCTTAAAAAAGCAGAAAAAGTATTTATAGTTCGGTCACTTGCACAGTTTATGACCCCCTCTGAAGTAGTGAAGGACATCAAGGAAAAGTTTAATCTGGATGTTTCACCTCAACAGGTGGAATATTACGACCCTACTAAAGCTGCTGGAGCTGACTTGGCTCAGGAGTTCGTCGACCTATTTAAAGTGGCCCGACAGGAATATTTAGATCAACCACTACAAAATATCATTGGTGCTAATGACATTGTTCAATTACAAATTTTGAGCGATTTATTGGTGGCAAAAAAAAGTAACGTGGTGCTGGCCATTAAATTAATTGATCAAATTCAAAAGATCGTTAAAGGCCATTATGAAAAGAAAATAGAAATCACCGGTAAGGACGGCGGCCCGATCCAGCAAGAAACCAAATCAACACATCAATTCACCCCAGATGAGCTCGCTGGACTGTCCGCTCAGGAGCTTTCGCGTTTAGCAATTAATGGCAAGTTATGACTTATGCAATTGAAGATATAGCGCCACTAATTAAAGAGTGGACAATCAATGTACGTCTGCCGGATGTTATTGAGGAAATGACACGGCGTTATTACTACCGAATATTGATAGAGCAGAATGAATTAAGTATCCAGGCTGAAATCTATAAATGCAAAAAACGATCCGGCACACTGGTTCAACCATTGGGTATGGACTTATGATCCACGTGGTATGCCTTTTGGCCTACCAGCGAATATTCCTTTTGCTTTGCGTCCCGGTCAGGTTGAACTTGTAGATTGGTTAATTGAACGTGAAAGTACTCAGACACATGGCTTGATTGAAAAAAGCCGTGATGAAGGTATGAGCTATGTTGTATTGGGCTTTTACTTGCACCGGTGGTTATTTGTAGAAGGCTTTGCAGGTGGTGTGGGGAGCCGTAAAGAGGATCTGGTTGACAAGAAGGGTGACCCAAAAACACTGCTTCATAAATTCAGGGATATGTATTCCAAGCTGCCAACCTGGATGAAGCCCAAGGGCTTTATTGAAAAGTGCATGACAATTACATGCGGATCATTAATCCAGACAACGGCGCAACGGTCACCGGTGAAGCAGGGGATAATATTGGCCGTGGAAGACGGACCACAATGTACTTTCTGGATGAGTGGGCATTTGTAGAACGTCAGGAAGCCGTAGATGCGGCAATATCACAAAACACCAATGTCCATATTAAAGGATCAACACCGAATGGTATTGGTGACAAGTTTCACCAGGATCGTTTCAGTGGCCGTTACGCCGTTTTCACTATGGCTTGGCGTGATAATCCGGATAAAAACTGGCAGGTCGAATTTAATGGCAAGCTGATTTACCCGTGGTATGAAAAACAACTGGCCACACTGGATGACATTGTTTTAGCCCAAGAGGTTGATATTGATTACGCTGCTTCAGTTGAGGGGTATCGATACCATCTGCATGGGTGCAGGCTGCTGTTGATGCTCACATAAAGCTTGGTATAGAGCCTTCTGGTGAGCGTAATGGTGCACTGGATGTAGCAGATCAAGGCAAGGATAAAAGCTCATTTGCTGCCCGTCACGGAATTGTTCTGCAGTACTTGGATACTTGGTCTGGTGTTGGTGATGATATTTTCGGTAGCACTCAAAAATCCATAGATGCATGCCAAGATTTAAAACTGAATATGTTTTTCTATGATGCGGATGGTCTGGGTGCTGGTGTGCGTGGTGATGCACGTGTCATTAATGAGCTGAATAAAGCTAAAGGCATTCCAGAAATCGAAGCTAATCCATTTCAGGGATCAGGGGCAGTACACAATCCGGAACAGGAAATGGTTGAGGCACGTAAAAACGTAGACTTCTTTGCCAATCTTAAAGCCCAGATGTGGTGGTCATTGCGTCTTAGGTTTCAGAATACTTATCGAGCCCTGCAGGGAATGCAGTATGACCCGATAGTCTTATTTCACTGTACAACCAAAGACATAAACAAGCAAGAGCTTGAACAACTTAAACGAGAACTGTCACAGCCTACCTATAGCAAGAATGGTGCTGGCAAGATTTTAGTGAATAAACAACCCGATGGTGCACTATCTCCGAACCGCGCTGACGGTGTCATGATTTGCTTTAGTGACATAAGGCCGCCTGCCCGATTAATACCAGGTGGAGGTGGTACACGCAGATTCTAAACAAGGTTTTTAATATGGCAAAATCCAAAAACAAACAGAAAGAGACAAAGCCAAAATCAGCAGGCTTAATGACTAGTGTAGCTGTAGAGAATCTTGCTTTTGCTATGGGACGAGCCGCTGATGTGGATGAGGTATTGCGTAAAGCTGGACTTTCTCGGCAACGTCTTTTGGTCCTAATGACGGATGATGAAATATCACAGGCAATGGAAAACCCGGCTTGATGCAGTTTTAAATGCGCCATGGCGGTTCGTAGAAGATCATGGTGAACAAACTCGTTTCTTAAAAGAGCTTTTTCACCAAATGGCATTTTGAAATTGTATCGGGTGCATGGGAAGCGTGTCCCTACGGTTACTCAGTCTTGGAAGCTAACTACAAGATTGATGAGAATAACCGGTTTACTCTTGCCGAGATTATGGTCAAGCCTCTGGAATGGCTTGAGCCTAAAAATAATGGTGAACTGATCTTCCGTAAGCCACAGTCCAGTGCTGAAGTAAATGTATTTAAAACTTATCCGCTCAAGTTTTTTCTGACACGGCGTAAACCATCTTATAAGCAGCCTTATGGGGAAGCATTACTCACCAAGCTATATTGGATCTGGTACTTTAAAACTAGCTCCACTAAATTTTGGGTGAAGTTCCTGGAACGATTTGGTTCGCCGTTATTAATCGGTAAGGTGGGTAGGTCAGAATCGTAAGCAGCAAGATATTGATGCGATGACCGCTGCTTTACTGAATGCTCATGCACAATCGATCTTATCAATTCCTGCAGAAGATGAAGTAACTACAGTGGGAACTAACTTCTCTGGTGCAGGTGCTTCTGCATTTGAGGCTTTTGATAAAGTCATGGTCCGACGTGTCCAGAAAGTTGTTCTTAGTCAAACAACGACATCTGAGAATGACGGAGGTGGCAGTAAGGCGCTTGGAGTGGTGCACAATGAAGTCCGGATGGATAAACGTAATTCTGACTTACGCATGATTTCACCTACAGTCCAGGAACTGATTGATGCTCTTTGTATCCTCAATGGATTTGATAAGCATACGATCATTCTAGGTGGTGAACAGGACCTCAATGTCAAAGTGGTCGAGCGGGACTTGAAGCTTAAGGATCTGGGTGTGCAGTTTAATGACAAGTACATCATTGAAACCTACGGTATCAAGCCTGAGCATTTCAAGGTTGGGGTAGCTTCAGATATCACTCCAATACAGCAATTCAATGCATTACCGCATAAAGCCTTTAGCTTTGCAGCAACTACCAGAAAGCTATCACCTGAGCAGCAGGAAGTAGAAGAGCTGACTGATGCACAGCGAAACATGGAACTCTTAAGCAATGCCCAGGTAAATGAGCTTCTGCAGAAGAGTGAAACACCAGAAGAACTGG